CGTCACCTCGTCAACTCTGCCCTGCGCCTCCTCCATGGCGGCGACCTTCTCCTCCTCGGCGGCGGCAATAATTCCTGCGTGTTCGGATATAATATCGGCGGCTTTCCCCTCATATTCATCAAGCACCGCCGCCATGGCGGAACTCGACGAAGCGACCTTATCCCGCGCTTCGGTGATTTTATTATCATAATCGGCGAGCTTCTTTTCCCACTTCTCCTGACGCAGCGCCTCCGCGTCGGCGGAAATAAGCCCCTGTATCGCGGCGATATCGGCGTCAAAGCTTTCAAGGATAACGGCGGTGGCAGATTCGAGGAGCCGTATCTTCTCGTCATGCTCCTCGCGGTAAATTTCAAGCCTTGCCTCCGACGCTTCTTTTTCCGCTTCAAGCATAGCCGACGCGGCGGCTTTGGCGGCGTCCCTCTGCGCGGCGTACTGATTTTTCAGCGCCTCGGCGATAGCATCCCCCAGATCATTTATAGCCGCTTCCTGCTCTTTTATCTCGTCGCGGAGAACGCCCATAACGTCGGTAATATCGCCTTTTAAAGATTTGATATTATCCAGGTTGAGTTCGTTTTTATTTATACGGTCAAATGACGCGATAATATCATCGGCAACGCTTATAATATCATCGGTTGATATATCCCCAAGCTCTTTGAGCGCGTCGGCAAATGCGGAGATGGAATTAAGCTCCTCTTTTAACCCGTCCCCCGTGCTTTTCGCGGTTTCTTTTATAACGGACGCTGTTTTTTTTGCCTGCGAAGCGTATTCACCTTGTTTTGTCGCCAACTGGTCAAGATAACCCCCTGTATCGTCCAAAACGGACTGATAGCTTTCGATTTCTTCGGAAACAATTTTTATCATATCGGCGGTATTTCGGAGAGGGTCATATAAGTTGTCCGCTATCGCAAAAAAACCATCATTTTCAATAGCGAGCGCATTGGCAAAATTTTCTCTGACATTTTCATGCCCCCGCCGCTCGAGCTCTTTGAGCATTGTTTCAAGTTCCCGCTCTAATTTATCCTTTTGCGCCTGAGCGGTTTCAAGGTTAAGTTCCGCGGTTATCTGCGCGGCGGCGGTACGCTGCATTTCTGCGGCATATGCGGCGGCTTTTGCGGCGGCAACGGCGTTGTCGGCAAAACTCCGCATACGTTCCCCGGCGGCTTCAACCCCCGTCGTCAATTCTTCAAAGGTCATGTTAAGCCCCGGCAGAGCGGAATTCAGCTCGTCAATATACGTTTTAAGCATAGCGTCCTGCGCCGCCGAACGTTCGGCTTTTGCAAGCTCCTCGATTTTCTGTATCATCAAATCGATTTCGCGGGAATCAAAGTCTATCTCCCCGATAGCGGATTCAAACGAAGCTTTTGCCTCGTCATAAGCCGCCGCGAAGTTTTTTGCCTCCTCCGCCGCTTTTTTAAGTTCGGCGTTGACGTCGGGCATATTTGCCGTCATAACACTAAAAGCCGCAATAAGTCCCGCGATAGCGGCGGCGGCAAGTGCAGCCGGACCCACTACACCGGCAACGGTAGCCCCCAGCACTTTTATACCGGCAACCACTGCCCCGATAGCAGAAACCACGCCGGTTAATCCCGTAAAAGCGAGCAACGCAGTGCCTATCCCTGCAATAGCCGCCGAAATACCCGGCGAAGCCTCAACCACCTCGGACAGGGAATTTATAAATTCCGTCAGTCCCTCAACGGCGGGTTTGAGTGCGGCGTTAAAATCATCGCCTATGGCAATTTTCAGCCGCTCGAACGCGTTGTCAAATAACTGTATTTTGCTCTCAAACGTATCAAAGCGGATTTCCGCCTCCCGCGTCAGCGCGATATTTTCCGACCACGCACTGTTTGCCGTCTCAATGGAGCGGACAAATAAATCGGTATTCCCCGCAAGACGGCCGAACGCGTCGGTTGTACGTATACCCGATAAACCGAGCTCATCGAGAACCCCCGCCACAGACTGCGAAACGCCGTCAATTTCACCCAGCCCCACAATAAACTCGGTCAGCGCCGCCGAGGAATCCTCACTCCACAGCTTCGCGAACGCCGTGCCGGTCATACCCGCGATTTCGCCGAGCATAGCTAATTTCGCTCCGCCCTCGCGGGTAAACTCGTCAATTTTATATATCGCCGTGGAAATAGCGGTACCCCCCGCTTCGGCCTGAAGACCGACCGAGGAAAGCGCGGCGGATATACCCAAAATATCAGGCACGGACATATTAGCCTGCGTTCCCGCCGCGGCGATACGCATCGCCATGGAGACAATCTCGCTTTCTGTGGCGGCCGATGTGTTCCCGAGCTGCACAATGCTTGAACCGAGGTTGGAATAATAATCGGCGGACATATTCGTGATATTCGCCAGCCGCGCAAGGTCAGCCGCTCCCTGCTCGGCGGATAAATTCGTCGCGACCGTAAGTTTTGCGATAACGTCGGTAAATTCCGTTATATTTTCCGTGGCAATGCCTAATTGCCCGGCGGATTCCGCGATAGCCGCAAGCTGAGATGCCGCCATAGGTATCTCGGACGACATTTCCTTTATTTCGCGCGTCAGCGCGGCAAGCTGCTCGTCCGTTCCGTAAACGGTTTTGTATACCCCCGTTATCGCGCTTTCAAACTCAATCGAAGCGTTGATACATTCTTTAAAAGCCTCGCCGACCTCCCGCGCCGCGTTCATAAGACCCGAAGCCGCCATAGCCCCCGCAAGAGCCTTTGCGGATTCGGCTAAAGCGTCAAAGGCGGGTTTGCCGTCAAGCTGTTCGATTTCCTCTTTGACTTCGTTTATATTTTTCGCCGTTTTTGTCATCTGCGCCGACGCGGTATTTAACTGCCTCTCCCAGTTCTGCGTCGCCTGCGCGGCGTTTTTCATGTTTTTCTCGTTATCGAGGATTTCCTTATGCAGCGCCTCTTCGGCGTCGCGCAGACGCCTCAGCTCGTCGTCTGTGCCGGAGATTGTTTTTTCATACTCCTCCCGTGCTTTCGCCGCGTCGTCGAGCGCCTTTTTCTGCTTTAAAATAGTTTCGCCGTATTCGGCTTCGGCGCGCGCGGCGTTCACCTGTGCGTCGGCAAGCTCTTTTGTTTTCCGTGTCTGCGCGTCATATACCGCCTCAAGCGCGGCTAATTTATTTTTGAGCGCGTCAATCGACCCGCCCGAAGAATCAAACTCCGCCGTCGCTCCGGCAAGCGCGGCCTGTAATGTACCAAGCTCGCGGTTTATATTGGCAATCGCCAACTTATATTCCGCCTCGCCCTCAACGGCGAAAATGGTTGATACTCTGCGTACCGCCATAAATTATTTCCCTCCTTCCTTTAATTTTTCCTTTGCTTCAATGTGCGCATTTGTAACAATGGCGGCGAGATCCTGCACCAGCCCCACCCGCATATACCGCGCGTCGCGCAGAGTAATCCCCGCGTAAACGGCGGTGCGTAAAAACTGCGCCTCGGTCAGCGTATTTCCGTTTTTTTTTGCAGTTCCAAAAGCCCTTCGTCAATACGTCCGTCCCCGCCGGTTTCGACCGCGTCGGCGACGTCGCGCCGCAGTCCCCACGAAACGGCGGCAAGGAGTTTTTTATGCACCGTTATAACGTCGGCGGGGAGCATTACGGCAAGGAGCTTCTGCGCAGTTAAAAAAGGCTGCGCGTCATAACCGGTTTCGCGGCGGCAAAGCTCCCCCTGCTCCGCCAAAACGCACAGCATATCTATAATTTTTAAAACATCTTCTTTTTTAGATAAATCCGTTCCGGAGAGAAAGGTCTCGCCGTACCGTCCGCGCAGCTCAAAGTGCGCCGCGCCGTTGTAAAGCAGCAGATATTCCGCCTCCCCGACACGCAGGGTAATTTCATTCATGTATCCACCTCAAAAAATAAAAGGGGCAAAGGCAAAAGCCCCTGCCCCCAAACAATCCAATATTACGCGCCGTAAATTACGGTGATTTTATGATCCGCCGCAACCGCGGAAAGCGTATATACTCCCCCCGCGACGGACGACGTCACATCAACGCCGTTGTCGTATACCTTCGCGCCCGTATCAACGGTAATGTCAAGGTTTCCGCCGTCGGCAACCATAAGCGCCCCGCGCGGATTTGCACTGCCGCCCGCACCGGGCGCGGCATTGACGGTTATGTTAATCTCCCACGCCGCCGCGAAATTAAGCTTAGACTGCACCCACAAATCGGCGTCGGCGCTTGTATTAAACATTTTTGTCTGCTTCCATGTGTGGTTTGCGTCATTCGCCTGCGTCGCGGTCATGGTAACGTTGCCGCCCGTGAGGGTTGTGGACGCGCCCTTTGTGTTGTAGGTCTCCCCGGCGGGGAACGCCTTGACAAGCGGATAATATACCCCCTCAAAATAGCGCACACTGTTGTCGATAACCGAGCGGTGGAAGCCGAAGCCCATTTCAGGCGGAGTATCGTCAGAGCCGCGCGAAAGCACCCCGTCCTCGTATTTCATGCCGAGTGCCAATGCCGATATAGCGTCGGACATGCCCTTGTTGTCCACAGCGAGGTCGCAGTTTGTAAATTCCTTTACGCGCTCGCTCTCGTGGTCGTCCGAGTAAAAAGATACATCGGACTGGTTAAGCGTTTCCGTAACCGCCACAAGCTGAGGGAAACGCACCCCTACCCCGTAAGCGGGAAAATCGTTGTCAGGTTTGTTCGTAACGGGCGCGACATAAGGATTACGCGCACCCAGCGCAGTCTTTTGAACATCACTAAGAGTTGCCATTATGTATTTCTCCTTTAAAATTAAGATTTCTTAAGCCATTCATCGTAAATTTTTTCGGAGGCGTCGAAAGCCTCCTCCGCTTTTGCGTCAATTGCCTTTTGAATAAATAAGCGGGGAGCCATACCCTTGCCGCCGTATTCATTTAAAAAAGCCACCTCCGACGCGGGACGCGGCTTTCCGTTTTTAGGCTTGTCCGGACGCTCGCCGTCAAATCCAAGAACCGAGTAAGTGTTACCGTTGCCCTTTTTCGGCTTGTGCCGTTTTATCGACCGCGCCGTATGACCTTTTGAGTAACCCATCTCGTTTAAATCATTGGCGGCGTTTTTGCGTATCTCCGGCTCGACAATATCCATCTGTACATTCAGCATTTTAAACAGCACATCATCAGGTATATCCGCTTTTAGCTTCCACGAGCTGATGTTCTGCGTCACCTCGCCGTCCTCGCTCAGCCGCGTCACCATTTTCGCCATAAAATTCACCTCTTCCCGCGAAACATCCATACATACCGCCGGGTTTCACCACCTGTAAGGTGTTCTGCGGATTTACCCCACAATATCGCACTCATACACCCAGCACTGATACCCCGTACCCTCTCGGAGCAAATCCGAAGCCGGCGTTTCTGTGGGATAAGTAAATCCCGCCGAAAAAAGCGCCTCCTTGATACGCCGCCGCACCGAAAGAACGTTCTTTCCGGGCGGAGCAAAAAAGGAGACGGCTATATTAAATTTTTCGGTTTCCGGCGTATCGTCGGAAAACATAACCGGCGCGGTGTAATAAGTGTACGTTATATATTCCTGTTCTTCGCCCGCGTATATATTCGCATATACAAGCGGATTTACCGGGCGGAGCGTTTCTACAAGCAGGCGGTCTAAATCCAAAAGCAT